ATGATAAGCAACAGTCAAAAAACGCGGTAAAAGGCTAAGCTGATAAAAGCCTGTAGTAGATAATGACAATTATTTAACAAAGACTAAAAACTAGGTATGACATGGGTTTAAAGGGCTTGAGGTAATGTGTGGTTATGTCTAAATACAATGATTGGCGCGCCCACCAGATTCCAAACTGATAATATAAATTATTGTTTTGTATAGATATTTTACGCATAAAAAAAGACGATACCGTCACCGATACCGTCATTCGTTAAAGTGGGTTATTCTTTTGGGTCGGTTCGAATCCCATTTGTTGGGTCCACAATAGCATCAATTTTGGTTTTTAGCCACTTGTTAGGTCGGCCCTTAATATCCGGCTCAGGTAGAAAACCTGATTTTCTACGTTGGGCCAGCGTGTCATCTGATCGCCATTGGAATATTTCTTTAAGGTCTTGAGTGGTGTAGTAGATTCCGGTCATTTTGTCACCTCGCTTAACTTCAGTTGCAACGCTTTTGTCATCGTCTCTATATCTTCAGCGCTAAACTCTTGCAGTGTATATAAAACCCATAACGCCATTTTCTCGTTAGCCATCAGTCACTCTCCAACCAGTCTTCGTGAAATTCAATAGCCGCTCGCTCTTTGTCCCATAATCGTTGCTGCTCTACAAACAACGCTCTAGCAAACTCATAAACATAAGGGTTTAAATCCATTTCACCGTTTGGCTGCTCTTTGAGCTTAAAGCCGTTTGCCAGTGCGATTTCTTTAATTTGGTCATTAGTCATCTGTCACCTCGCTTATCTGTAATTGCATGTGCATTGCTTCATAGAGTGCTTTTGTCTCTATCGGCTGCCAATAGTAAACATCGGTTAAAAAGTCACCGCCATTCTTTACATCGCTAAATCCAATCATTCCATCGTCATCAAAATAATCAGCATTGAAATATAATGAGTATTCAATATTAGCGCCTTCATCTTCATTGTATCGATAGACGATAACTTCTTGTTGATGAGTCGGCAGCTTGTCTTTAACGCTTATCCAGCCGTCTAAATCTCTCACATCACTCTCCTTGTTAAACATAAGCACCAAAAGATATTTTCACCGACGCAACAAGAGTCAGATCAGTCTTACAGTGCTCGCAGTTGTAATGCAGCTCATCTTCGTCACGAAAAACATCGCCATACTCAGCGCCTTGCACATCGTTTTGCAGCAGGTTTTCGCAGTTAGGGCATTCGATATTAGGTTTCATCTGTCACTCTCCTTTGCTTAAAAACGGCGTCAAATCAGGCTCACTATAACTCTCAGGCTTTATAATCTTGCCGTTCTCGTCAAAGGTAAACTTGCCCTTTACCATCTTGCTATTATTCGAGCGTATGACCTCTTTTAATGCGCCCTCAATATCAAAGCCCATCATATAAGCCACACCAGTAGCGGTTACGATTTGGTCGCAAAGGCTGTCTAGTAGCTCCAATTCGTCAACGCAACTCAGGTTTAATTGAGCAGCAACATCGCTCTTTATTCCCTTGTAGTGTTCTGCGCTGTCCGCATTGTGCTCGCCATTATTGGATAAAGCGGCATCCATCTCATCAATCTCTTCATAATGGCAGCCAATTTGAGTGCAAATGTCTCTGTCAGTCGGCTCAGGCTTCGCAGCTTTAAACCAGTTTGCAATATCAGTTATAGAGTCAGGCTTGATATACGGCTGCATACTCCGCTGATAATGCGCCCATGCTTCATCTTGAGCATCTTTTGCACTTGTAAAGCCAGTCATAATTTCAGACTTTTTATAAGAGTCGGTCAGGCGTGTTTTTTTAATCTCAAACTTGCCTCGCTTTGGCTCTGTTATTTCATACTCGTGTAATGCGCTGTATGCTGTTAGGTGTAGCTCAGCAAGTGGGTTTAGGTCTTTTTGCGTCCACTTTAGCGGCTTTAACGGTAAATTATTCATCGTTTTCTCCGTATTTATTATGATAGTTTTGTGCCCATTGCTTAGCAGCTTCTACGCTGTCAAAATCGCTTGATACAAAAGCAGGGTTGTCACCAATTTTGCTATATATCACGCGGCTGTTATTGCCGATTGTCTCGACACGGTACGTATGCGACCGAGTGTTTGCGACATCGTTTGTCGTCCATTCTAAGTTTTTAGTCATAGTTGACGTCCTTTTAAAATAGGGTGGCTCGTATCGTGAGCCAGTCGGCTTTGCCTCGACTGCGCTTTCAACGCACATGCTAAGCACGTAAGGAATTGTCAGTCTCTGCTGCTAGTAGTTAATCGCCACCATCTAGCTATGCGCGTCTCATATTAGCCCCTGAGCTGGGTATAACTGGTTGTTTTAAGTTGGTACGTGTATTCGTTCGCATAGTAGTGGTCACTTGCTTCTACTATCTCAGCGTCCATTAACTGCTTGATATGTCTTTGTATCGTCCGTTTGTGCATCTTGGTTCTTTCGTGCAGCTGTCTAACGGATAACGGCTTAGCACAGTCAATGAACGCCTTTGTGGTAGTTAGAACTGTGGATTTTGTCATGGCTTAGACCTCAGCTAGATATCTCTTTAAGTAATTCGTTGTAGTAGTCCCGCGACATTTCGACACGTTCCTTTGCTTGCTCAATTAGCGACTCGTCGTACTCAATCTTGACCGACCTAATGCGCTTTTGTAGCGGTATTCGATTGACCAGATCAACGTGCTCATACTCGTCATCGTTATAGCCAAGCAAGCTATGAGGGGTGGGTAGCAGAACAAAGTCCACGTAATGCACCTTTTTACCCCATAGCTCCATATAGACCTGACCTTGCCAATCGTAACCCCCGTCTTTAACTTTTTGCACAGCGTCGTCATGTGTCCATGGGAAGCTATCAATCGACCATGAGCACTTGGTGTCTCTTATGCTATCGTCAGTCAGCAAGTCACATTCACCGCTAAACCAATCGTTACTTTTGCGCTCAGTGTTCTTAGTGAGCTTGACAGCTTTTAGCAGACTGATAGCTTTGATTGCGTCATCTTCGAGCATCAAACCCTTGTTAATCATCTTTGCGTCAATCTCGCGACGATAATCAAACACATCAAGCAAAACAGCATTGAGTACCACTTTTTTTGATGTTTTACCGAGCGTGGTCTTGTTCTGTAAGCGCGTCATCAATCCACCTAACGCGCTTGCTCTGCATTTGAAAGTCATGATGCCGCTAACTCCTGTCTTTGTTGGTCGCTAATGATGTAACCAGCTTGACCGCTTAACACTTGCGCCTTGTCAAGATTGCCGTTTTGCACCGATGTTTTTACATCATTGAACAACTCAGGATTATTACTAATATCCATTTCAATAGCGGCCTGCTGTGGTTGATTGTCGGCATACTCATAAGACGGCTGACCATTCACATCACGTATGATTGCTTGGTCTGCTTGTACCGCATCAGCCAGTGTAGGCACGATAGATAGTGGCGCTTGCTTGCTCAGTAGTAGCTTTAATACTGTTTTTTGAGCCATAGCCTCAAAGTTATCCTTCCAAACGCCATAGCCTTTTTTGAATGACTGGCTATACTGTCCGGCATGAGCCGCCATTTCTTTATTGGTCATCGCTAAATGAGCCTCAAAGCCGTTTAGTAATTGAAAGTAGGCGATATAACCCGTGACTTCTCCCTTTGGTTCTTTAGGTAAAAATGCAGTTAGTCGCTCATAAACTGATTGCTCAGTGTCACCTGAATACGTTTTACAGGCATTGATGCGCTTAAACTGACCGCTACGCTGTGCGAGCTGCACAAAGCCCTTGTAACCCATTTGAAAGCTAGCTTGACCTTTAAACGGTACGATATAAGCAAAGCCTAGATTGTCATTGATCGGCAAGTTAAGAGTGGCAGCCGTGACCACCGCGCCAAAAATACTTTCAGGTGATGCGTTTTGCAGCGCCTTGTTGCCGTTGACCACTTGCAAGGCGCTTGTTAAAAATACGTCTTTGCGTTCGCCAAGTAATTCTTCTAACTTGCGCTGTACGCCTTGACCATTCATATATGCTTTAATTGCTACTGCGTTACTCATAATCTTATCCTTTTATCCGTTTTAGCGACTCATTTGCCGCTTTGATTGTTTTGTATTGCTCTGACTCGTAGTAGCTGTCGGTGGCTAGTGCCTGATGCGTAACAAACGCACCAAGACCAGCCCAAACCGCGATAAAAATGATTTGTTTCATGGCAGCACCTCACTAACTTCGGTTAATAAAGACTCTTTGCCGCCTGCATAAGCCAGGGCACTTTCCTTGTCCTCAAACACTGGTATAGCGCCAACCATTCCATCAGCCCAATTCAGCTCCATTGGTCTCTCAAGACCCATAACATCAATTGTTATATCGGTTTTCAGTGTGTTTACTGCGTACATGCTCATGCGCCTTCTCCTTCGACTTCAAAAACCGATACAAGGTCGAGCTGTCTTTTGTAGTGATTGGTCAGCACACTACGCGCTTGCATCTTAGTGTCAGCCTCTACGCGCTCAACCATCGTCACGCCTTCGATAACGTGTGTAATTTCAAATGTTTTCATGTCATGCTCCTTATGCTGCGTAGTGGTCGTATGCTGGTTTTTTGGTGGGCTGGATATACTCACAGATCACTTCTTTGATTAACTCAATGATGATGGGCTTATCTGCCTCTGTTATCTCCGTGCTATCTAGCGCAAGATCATCATCTGTCTCAGGGTCGTAAGCCCGCGTGATTTGCAAGTTGCTCACGCTGTCAACCTCAATCCAACTGTCACCTTCAATCGCTACGTGACCGCCCCATATCTCGCCGCGCTCACCGTTCTCACTCCATTCGCAATCAAAACTAATCTCTAGCCCGATGCCGTCTTTGATGACGTAGATATAGTCGTCATCGCTATCTGCTTGCGTGTCTATCGTTATATGTGCCATAATCTTTTTGCTCCTTTGTGAGTAAAGCCGCTGCCAGTCGAAAGGATTAGCGGCTTTTTTGTGTCTGTTATTTAGCAATAATTGAAATATAAAATTCAGCTATCGCTTTCATCTGCTTTTTATTTAAGCTGAACATCGCATAGTTAAGCGGCAGGTCGTCAGCTTCGTATGACTTTTCAGCTATTGATACTGAAACGCCAAAAGGTCTTTCTTCTAAGGACATCTCTGAAACGGTGTCGTCAAACCTGTTCTTGATCGTTATCTTTTTACTCATACCCTTATCTCCTTAGTTAGTACGCAATAGCCGTCGATTAAAACGGCTATGACTTACTAGCTTGTAATCTCTACGTTTTTAAATAGTGTCTTGCTATCGCTGCGTCGTCCGCGTTTTGCCTTGCGATGTGGTTATAATAGCAATACTATTAATAATAGTCAATAGCTCAACTATTAATTAGCAAAAATAAATAGCTAAACTACTATTATTTATTTTAGACAATAAAAAACCGCCTCGTAAGGCGGCTTAGTTATTGGGCTTTGCTACACAAGCAGCTTGCTGTACTCCACAGCTACACCGCAAATCTCAAAAGGCGCAAACCTGCTATCTATAATAGGGTAGTCCTCGTTTGATGGCACAAGCTCGCTATACTCCCTCCCTGTCTGCTCATCAAAACCTCTTGGCCGCCATTTTTTAAACGTGGTTGCATTCTCGCCTTTTTTAAGCGCTATTACAAAGTCACCCGCTTTTGGCTGCCTGCTTGGGCTGATTAAAACCATGTCCTTTGGGTAAAAATCCTTAATCATACTATCGCCCTCTATCACGACCCAGAAACAATCATCACCGTGTAGCTCTGCGTTATAGGGCACTCCTTCTTCAACAATCGCATCATCAAAATAATCACAAAACGAACCGGCTTGTACATAATTTAGTATCGGCGCTTTTTTAAACTTGGATTTTCCTTGCACCGTAAAGTTATCGCCACTCATTTGTTTGGCTAAAGACGGTGAGAAGTCCGACACTGGTACTTGTAGTGACTCAGCCAGTTTTATTGCGGACTCCAAGCTCAAAGCTGTACGACCATTTAAGAAGTGACCTACTGCGCCTTGTGTCCATCCGCAATCTGCTGCAATAGTTTCTTGGCTTATCTTCTTGCCTTTGTTGCGCGCCTCAATCTTTTTAGCCTCATAGATCGCCTTTAGTCTAGCAGCATCTTTTAGCTGCGCCTCTGTCAATCCAACCTTGCTCATAACGACTCCTTATTAATTTTTGCGTATTTTGTAATAGCTTTGCTATTAATACAAATACCGTGGCTATTGATTTAATATAATAGTGGTGCTATTATTAATACCTAAGATACTTATGGGGCAAACTTATGGACATCCTAACGCTAGAAAAAGCAGTAAGAATGTATAAGCAAGACCCACTTGCTGACCTTTTAGGGGTAACGCAGGGCGCTGTCCAGCAAGCAAGTGGCAAAAATCGAAACATATTCATTGTGCAGGACGATGACGGCTACACAGCCTTTGAAATCAAACCTGCATTTAGAACCAATCCAAATATTAACGATATTAGCCAGCTCATCAGTAGCGGACTACAACCAGAGGAAGCATAACCATGTCCACAAATCAATTATCACCTGAGCGGCTTGCATGGTCACGCAATATGCAATCTCAAATCCTGCAAGCGATTGATGCCACAGGGCAACAAGTTGTAGCTAGCTGCATCGGTATTGACCCAACAGCTATTACAAAAATGAAGTCGGCACAGGGCACAGCAAAACACGGTGACATAGAGCGCCTTTGCCACATTCTTTCAGTAATTGGGTTGAAGGTTGTGCCAGCAGATATGAAGTGCTACGACGCATCGAAGATTGACATTCTATTTCGCTTGGCTAAAGACAACTTTCAGCGATTAGAGGAAGTTGACGACTTTTTCCACGACGACGCTAAGGCTCAAATCGCCGAAGGCACTTACCAACCAAGGGGGTAGTTATGAACACACAAGACGATCTAGCTTGGAAGCGTGAGTTTGAACACGTAGAAGAAAAGCAGAGATGCAAAGAGGTGGTCACATTTGCAGGCGGTAAAACCTACCAGTTATCAGAAACAGCTAAGACAACTACATGGGGCAAAGACAATGAAAAATGAACACGGCGCATATCTCGCATTAGCAATCGACGCTCAGGACGAGCAGGCCAAAATCAAGGAGAAAAACATGAACACCATCAAGGAAGAAAAGCAGCGCAAACGCAATGTCAACACTCAGTTTTGGCACAGCATTAAATCATTGGTTTTTGTCATCTCATGTGCCGCTATCGCCATTTACACACTAATCCATTTTGCATAGGAGCCAGCCATGTCAGACAGAGAAGTGCACTTTCCACCAATGAGCAGCTACCCAAAAAATAGCGATACAGCAATAGCCGTCGATGCAGTAGAAGCATGGCTCGACCAGTTTCCACACAAACGCGCCGAGAACAAACCAAACGGCGGCATCATTCGCAGCGTAGCGGACACCAGCGACTTGCGATTGCGCGAAATGTCACCGAGAGAGCGCAAGGTGGCACGCGCTAAAGCCCAGCGTGAGCATAAAGAAGCGCTGAAAAACCTAGCTAAAAAAGAGGCTCAGGACGCTAAGAAAATCGCCAAGCAGATAGCTATTTGGAAGCGAGAGCAGCGCACTAAATCAAAAGCCAGTGAGCAACCAAAGAAAGTTAAAAAGCATAATTACCCATCAACTAGAAAACGTGCCAAGCATAAAGCTGGTCGAGCACTTCCGCAGATTCAGATTGAATCAAATATCAGACGCGACGAGCTAGCCAAGCAATTAAAAGCAGGTCAGTTAATAGAGATGGCAGAAAGATCAGGTGGCACTGGCGCAGGTTGCTTGTATAGACAGCAAAAGTTTGACCTAAAGAAGTTAGCGCAAGCTGGTTTACAGACAGTAAGAATCGCGAGCGCGCTAAACAGGAAGTCTTATTTTGCTTTAAATCAATTTGAAGTCTATCAGTCAGACGTAAAGCTCAAGGGTAACTTTGATAGCAAGTCAAAGCGAGCAATGCAAGCAGCATTAGCAACTGGCCAGATGGTAGCAGCCGACCAATTCACCAACAGCACAAGATTGGTTGCAGCTTCAATGACACTCCTATCCAAGCTATTCAATCTTGATATTTACACGGTTTATGACAGCAAAACGATATTAGGCTGGATTTTGCTAGAGGATAAATCAAAAGAGGTCGCTTACAAAGAGTTTGAAGCTATCGCGGCAGGGGTTGATGCAACGGTCAAGCAGGTAGTTGCTGCGGGCAACAGGCAATAAAAAACGCCAATCAGGGCAAACTGATCAGCGTTCAACAACTAAGCAAGCATAGGAGCTTACAAGGAGTATTAAATCATGACCGATGACGAAAGGCAAGAGCTACTAATGAATGACTTTGTAAGAGTGCCAAACATTATATTGCAGATGCAACGAGTGCTAAAGAATGGCAATACCTACGCTTGCCTTCAATTCATCTGGTGCAAGACTGGCGGTTGGGGGCGAAATGAGGACACCATCGCTTACTCGCAATTTATCAATGATAAACGTTATGGAACTGGCTTAGGCGAAAAAACGATACGCAGAGCTGTAGAAAAACTAGCTGATTTAGGTGTGATCACTATGTCGCCAAGCTTCAATAATATGCACGAGTTTTCCGTAAACGTAGAACGAATAAGAGAGTTGGTAGGTGATGAAGCATGGTCAAAAAGACCACCCTTAGAAGATACGAGCATGGTCAATTTGACCGAAAGTCCGGTCATTTTGACCGAAAGGGTGGTCAATTTGTCCGACAAGCATGGTCAATCTGACCACCACACTAGAACTACTACACAAGAACCTTTACACAAGAATACTAATACTTGTGATAGTGAGCCAGATGATCAGGAAAAACCAAAGAAAACAGCAAAAAGCAAAAAGGTTGATCAAACAACTGATCAAGCAAAAGCACTAATTGATTATTGGAACGACAATCATGGAAAAGGAGACAAGGCGAATGTAAAACACTCAGTTTGGATAGACACAGTTAAATCACGGTTAAAGACTTTTACCGAGGAAGAAATACGTACGGCAATGCAATCAGTCATCAATAGCAACTGGCATCAACAAAACAAGCAAGTGCTGATCAAAAACGCTATCGACAGTAACAAGCGTTGTGAGCAAGCAATCAGCAAGTTTAATCAGACAGCCACAGCAAAAACGATTGATCGTAGTACGGACAGACTCGCAGTAAACAACAACTGGGCAGGTGCTAACAAATCGAACATTGTAGCGCCCAACACAAATATCGACGACATGTTAGGAGAGCCAACATGAATTTATCAGCAATGATTGAAAGCGGCATGGATTTTAGTCCAAAAGACGTGCAAGCGGAATGTGATCAACACGGATTAACTGATCATTATCAAATAGCAGTTATGAATCCAGTCTGCAAGCAATGTGAAGCAGCACAAAAAGAAAAGGCAGCCAAAGAGAACGCCGATGCAATTTACAAGAAATACAAATCCATCATGAAATCAAATGGCGTCAATCCAGACGGCAAGCGTTTTGACGAATGGCGCTTTGATCAAGATCAAGCAGAACGTCAGCAAAAGATTATCGACACACTTAAAAATATAGCATCAAAAATTAAGATTATCGGCATTGATGGTCGCAACGGCAAGCTACCAAACATCATGCTGGTGGGCGGTACTGGGTCAGGAAAGACGATGTTAGCCAATGCTTTAGCTAAAGCGGTATATCGCAAAGCGGCCGCAATAGACGTAGATAAAAACACAGATGCTTATCAAGCTGGCAGATCATGCGCTCAACTGATCACATCAAGAGATATTACTGATCAAGCCAAGGCCACATGGGGCACTTATGGCGATAGTGAGCACCAACTGATAGATCGATTGTCAAACATGGAGCTATTGATCATCGATGATTTGGGTGACAGTGATACCGCTAGCAATGAGGCTATGGCTGCAACTGATCGAGGTCGTGTTGGTCAGATTATCAACAAACGCTACCAAAAACGACCAACGGTGATCACCACTAACTTAACGCCTGATCAGGTCGTTGATCATCTAGGCGATAGGGCTTGGGATCGTCTGCAAGAGAATCTGATCATCATCCAATGCGACTGGCCTAGCTATCGTCAGTCAGTGGCTAAGGTGGCGTACCTATGAGACAGATAACAATGATTGAACACAAAGACGGCAAGCTGTCCGGCGAGGTTTTAGAGGACGGCAAATACTGGCAGATACCAGCGTTTGAGTATAGCGGCAAGCACAAAGAGGCTGCGTTGATGGATAGGCTAGATATTGTGCAGATTGAGGCGCAACTGGAAGCAGATATAGCAAGGGGTGGGGTATGAGCAGAAACAAAAAGACAGCAGCGCAAAAGAAGCGAGAAGCCCAAAAGCGTGACGCGCTAGCTAGGAAGGTTTATTTAGGACAAGCAGAGCCTGAGCCTGAGAAGTTTGAGCCAGTGTATGACGGCTATTTCAAGATATTCCTTCATGATGACGATTACAAAAGGGCGGCGGATAGAGCTGAGTTTACAGAGGATTGGCGGGCTAACCAAAAGCGCGGCGAGATCATGAGGCGCGAGCGTAAGTTTCAAGTAACGCTGCATATCATAGATACGGACGGATATAAGCGAGGACTAGAGGGAATGGTATTTACAGTCAAAGGTGGGCAGCGAGCATTATCCAAGGTGATATTTGGTTTTGGTAATGGGTTTTGTGACGAGCTGCGAGCAAGGATTAAGAAAGAGTATGACGAAGATTTGAAAGTGGATTTGGTTAACAGTTATGCGGTGGTTCGCGCATGAACATAAATGACTTGGTGAATGGGTTAATGATCGCGTATTTAATCTGCGCTTACTTCATCGCTTATAGATTTGCACTGCTAGCGCATCGAGCATCAAAAAGCACAGCCGTGTCTTTTGGGTTTAATTGGTACGAGAGACTAGCTAGCACTTACGTTTTAGCATTGCCGATATTTTTACTTTTGGTTATTTGATTGGGAAGGTCAGCGCGTGAAAAACATCTACAACAAAAAGACGGTACAGCGCATGGAGTGGGTTAAGGCGGACACGGTGGTTATCACATACACAGACGGCAGCAAAGAAACAATGAGCCGCAAGAGTTTTGAGCAGATTATTAAGGGGTAGGGTGTGAGATTAAACAAAGAACAGCGCGAGGTATTAAAGAAAAAATTCGGCGGCAAATGCTCATATTGCGGCATTGAGCTAAACAACCGATGGCAAGCCGACCACTTAGAGCCAGTCGAGCGCGAAGTGATTTGGTATAAGTGCGAAAAGTCACGGACGATGAAAAGCAAAAGCGGTGATATGCGTAAGCCAGAGCATGACCATATCGACAACATGATGCCGTCCTGTGTCAAGTGTAATAACGACAAATCGAGCATGACACTAGAGAGCTGGCGCAGAGTCATTAAGGATAGAGTTAAGACGCTCAACACAGACCCAAAATATGCAAGCTATCAAAAAGCCAAGCGGTATGGATTGGTTGTTGAGACTGATATTGATGTGGTTTTTTACTTTGAGAAATACGAGGCTGCCGAATGACCGAACTATCAGAACAGCAAATACAAAACAAGATTATCCGCGATGCAAAGAAAATACCTTACAAGGGCAGGACGCTAGCGGATTACATCGTACACGTACCGAATGGCGGTAAGCGGAGTAAACGAGTCGCAGCAGGGTTGAAACATAGCGGGGTTAAGAGCGGCTACCCAGACTTGGTGATAGATATAGCTCGTAATGGCTACCACGGCTTGCGTATTGAGCTTAAAGATGAAAGTGGGGGCACTACCTCAGACGACCAAAAGGAGCGCTTACAAATGCTCTCAGACGAAGGTTATTTGGCAGTAGTGAGAAGCGGCTATAAAGCAGCCTTTGACGAGTTGTTGGATTACATGGGCATTAAGCGATAAACACGCACAAAAACGCATCAAATCGGCTCAAGGTGAGGTTTAAGAGTTGGTTTGATGCAATGGTAGCTTGAAGTTAATTAAATGGGTAGGTGGGCGTTATGATTGATTTTTTCATGTTCTCGTGGGGTGAAGTGCTGACAAGTTTGCGATTTGTTTTCGTGTTGGTATTGGCTGTCGTTCTTTTGGTTTTAATAGCGGCTTTTTTGGAAGCATCAAGAATAGCAGTATCTTACGGTAGGGTTTTTAAGCACGTAATAAAACCTTTGACGTATAAGGATTATTGGCCGTTTATCAAGCACTGCTACCGAGTGCCAAACGCTGGAATACAAACCACATGGAATGATGGTTCGTACTGGAAAGGTACTGAAAACTGGGCTTATTACGATAAGAAAAAGGGCGAATGGGTGAGAAGTAAAGGAGTAACCAATGATTAGCAAAGACAAGATTTGGGTCAACAAAGAAACAAGGCAGTCGGTGTTGGTTTTGTATGTGAGTAATGAGCTGGTGACGTACCAAGCAGCAGATAGTCAGACACCAATGCCAGTGCGTAAGTTTATCTTTTTGCAAGATTTTGAGGAGTTGTTATGAGTGATATTGAGCTTCGTAGTGTTTGGATTAATAAAAAAGATACAAGAAAGCCGAGGGTTGCGAGTCGCTTGGTAGTGATTCACAACAAAGCAAAATCATCTTTTGGCGAGACTTGGACAGCGAGTTACTTCAAAGGCAGTTTTTTGGAAAAATTCAGCACGATAACATCCGAAAAATTATTATCAGATTATCTCAAAACAGAGTCAAAGTGCATCAATGAGTATTTAGGTGATTTAATTAAAGGCCGCAAAGATGACAGTGCAAAGCGACGTTACAGCTTGCTACCAAAAGGCACGGTTAATAGCGTGGTCGATGTGTTGGAGTTTGGTTCAAAAAAATACGCAGACAACAACTGGCAAAAAGTGCCAAACGCAAAGACGCGCTACTACGATGCTGCATTACGGCACATCGACGCTTGGTTTGGTGGTGAGATTAAAGACAGCGAGACAGGTTTGCCGCATTTAGCCCATGCGACTTGCTGCCTAATGTTTTTGATGTGGTTTGACAGTGAGTAAGCGCGATAACGACAGGCTAAAAGCCATTCGTAAGATGATTTGCTGTGAGTGCGGCGCTGATGCACCAAATCAAGCCGCTCATAGCAACTTTGGCATACATGGTAAGGGCAAGGGGGTTAAGGCAGATGACTGCTATACAATCCCTTTGTGTTATTCATGCCATGCCGATTTAGATCAGAACTTATCACAGCAGACAAGGCAGCAGCAGATGGATTGGTTTAATCGCAAACTTAAATTTATCAACGAGGTATTGGATGACCAAGAAAAAGGCGAAACCTCAGTATTTTAGATTAACAAGCGAGGCGGTACGCGATAACTGCGTCAAAGCCTTGTTTTTAGCGCATCAGAGCAGCGATGAGGTGCTAGAGGTAGTAATTCAACCTGAGAGCCGTAAGCGGTCACTGGCGCAGAATAGGCTCTACTGGATGTGGGTAACACAGGCGGCTGATGAGTGGGGTGATGCCAAGGAAGGCGTGCATTACGATTTTAAGAGGCGGTTTTTACTCAAGATTTACTACAGAGATAGTCTGTCGTTTGCTGCAATGTGCGATTCAATTAAGGCGCTACAAGGTTTGGACTTGCAGCATTACGACATGATAGCAAAAGAGGTGGTCAGTCTGGTGAGCACGACCAAGGCTAACGACAAGCAGATGGGTGAGTATTTAGATGACATTTACAGGTTTTGCTACACGCAAGGTTTGTTTTTGTTGACACCGGATGATTTGGCATGGGTGAGGGATTGATGGATATTAAAGATAAACTAGCAGCGTGGGGCGCATGGAGTCGGTCAGATAGCAGTGGGCTAGGGTATATAAGCCCTTGTTTGCTCATGATGCGCGGTAACGTAGCAGAGACACGCAGAGCGCCGAGAGCGCACTATATCAGCGATGACGATGCAATGTTAGTCGGTGCTGCTATAACGGCGCTCAGACGTGATTACGAGGTGCTAGCAGAGATGGTAATACGCAAATACTACCGATGCTGGACAGCTAAAGAGATTGCCCAGCACTATCTGACGGACATCGAATATCCACGGCTGGCGCATTTAGATTGGGAGCATGAGGATAAAAAGCGGTCAGATCATCGTCATGTCGGACTCATGCTAAAACAGGCTGAGCGCATGATTGAGCAGTATTTAGCGTAAGAGACTCCCGCAATGCGCGGGATTTATTTTAAGTTATTTTGCATTAATCGCTTGACGGTGTGCCTAAAATTAGGTACTATAACCATATCAACAACGACAAGGCTACAGAGCCAGTCATCATCTAGGAGATACATCATGGCTAAGCAATCAATCACATACAAAAAACTATCTGACGGCACTTGGGGTGCTTGGATTCCGGCGCATTTTGGCGATGTTGTAATTGGTGAGGAGATTTGCGTATCTCGCCGTGATCGCACTAAAAACCATCACGCTGTCCACTCTATCGTAACCACTTATGCTAGCGGCACTGTAGTGCGCATTATGGACATCGAGCAAGCAGCACCAGTTGCAGTAGTTGATGCTGAGGTTGCTCTTAATAAGTCTACTAGCAAATCAAACATCTTTAAAGTAGCTCACAAATTAACTAAAGCGACTGTTAAGGCTGGCGATAGTTACCAAGCAACTTTTGCAATCTGCTTAAAATTAGTTATGAGTATTGCCAAAAGCATTAAGACATCAGCCATCAAGCAAGCCGCTAAACGCAGTCAGGTATCACGTGCTCAAATGTATGACAATATTATGAATGAGGGTTACAGCGACGCAGGTAACTTAAACCCATATCGCAAATACGCATAGAGGTAGTAATGGATATAAAACAGTTAGAGCAAGCAGGTCGCTTGCTATACGGCGACCAATGGCAATCAAACATGGCACGAGATTTAAACATTGATAGCCGCCGTGTAAGGCAGTGGATGAGCGGTGATCGCCAAATATCCGGCTGGGTTGCAACAGAGGTCAGTGCGTTACTAGATAAAAAGCAATTTAATATAAACCAGTTTTTAAAAACGATCAACAAGGATAACGACATGACAAACTTTATAAATAGATTGCAACCAAACAAAGCTATGATTAACAAAGTGGCTCAAAACCCAAACAGCGCCAAAGTTGCTGAGGCGGTGCAAGCGCAGTTAAAAAGCATTGTAATGGCTGTTTATAAAAACAATCTGTTTAAGATAGCGGGTATAGATGCAGACGGTAAAAAACTCATTGAGTTTACCGCAGTAAAAGGCGATGAGGGGCTGGTGTTTTGGTTTGGTGATGACTGGCGCAGCAAGGTAACACGCATTGAGCGCATTGGCGATGCTGACGAGTTGCTAAGCATTGATGATGTCGCTTAATGCGCATGACGATTGAGCAATGGCAGGCGGTTGACTGGTCAAAGGACAACCGCCAGCTTGCGCAGGAGCTTGGTAAGACTTACGACACGGTAGCAAAAAAGCGATGGATGCTTAAAGCGGGTAAGGCTAATCAGCGTGCTACACGTAAAGACAAAGGCGTAAGCAAGACCACGTATTTGCCGAGCGCTGAGCAACAAGTCAAGGCTACTGCCGCCGCCAAAGCAAGCGAGCTGGGCGGACGCGGCGTAAGTAATACACATGCCAAAAGCTGGGTGTTAGTGTCACCCAGTGATGATATTTATCATGTTAAAAACCTGCATCACTTTGTACGCAATAACGCGCATCTGTTTGACGCTGCTGATACAACGTGGCGGCGCATAGGCGGCAAGCGCGGCACAGGTGGCGAGTATTGCAATGCGACAGCAGGATTGTCTAACGTAAGGCAAGGTAAATCGAGCGCGTGGAAAGGTTGGCGGTTAAAATAATTTGACACTACCCGAGAAAATAGGTATATTTAGGGTACGCTGAACAGAATAGTGTAAAGCGAACCGATAATACAATGCCTCATCTATCCGATGGGGCTTTTTTTATGTCTGAAATTTAGCAGGGACGCTGATAATGCACACCTCAGAACTCTCAGGCTCAGGTCAGCTAGGTGTGTGCGTAAAGTGCGGATTGATGCCTATTATTGATGGTGACGAGGTTTATGACGGCTGCATCGGCAAGTTGTCTGGTAACGTTATGAACGCTTGCTGTGGGCATGGTGACGATAGAGCGGCCTACATACAATATTGTGATGGGTCTTTGATATCGGGCGTTAGAGCTATTAATGAGCAGCGCGAAATTAACAATATGGCAGGGAAGCTATGAGTACCTACGCAAAATCGCACGAGTATATTTATAACCAATACCATAAAACTGATAACGTGGTTACCAAGCGATCTTACTTGGACATACTTAAGCGTCGTGCCAACAATGGCAGCAAGGTCGCTCAACAGTACGTTGATAAGATAGAGCGATGTAATAAATAATGAGGTGGGATATGTTGATATTATCTGAGTTACCAGCACAAGAAGCAATCCTAGTCGGCATGGCTATTGGTTGGATTGGTCATAGGTTGTATCTATCGAATTATTGGCGTTTTGCAAGCAAGCTACCTAAAGGCGATGCATGATGGTTGATTACTCAAAGATGACCACAGAACAGATAGCGGCTCATGTCGAAGCTGACGCCCATAACTGGGAGTGGTCAGTTGATGAGCATGGTAATGACGTTCCGCCTAAGTATGGTTATGATGAAAAATACATAAGGCGAGCGAGCCAAGAAGATGAAGATATGCTTGCTGAGTTACTAGGTAAGCAATAACCACTTTGCCCACATTGATTTGATGGGCTTTTTTTATATGCAACAAGGGCGCTGGAGGGCGTATGTCAATTGAACGTCCAATGCCTCCCGATGATATGCCGATGTTTGTAGCAGCACCCGAAATCTACGAATGGCTACACTCTACGATATTCAACCCTGACCATGCTTGGTTTAACGCAGACCATGACCACCTACTAGACTACCAAGTTAATGAGCTTGCATTTATGTGGGCGCGTAGTGAGTACATCAAAGCGGGTAAGCAAATATTAGGTACGTGTGAAAAACCTATGTTTATGGCAGGCGGCTGGAAACGTGAACGACAAATCATGTGGTTTGAAGACATGCTCGGTGAAGTGCCGGACATGCTTATCACGTTAGATGCTCAGTATTGTAGAGAGTGTAGCTATCATGATTTTGCTGCATTGGTAGAGCATGAGCTATATCACATTATACATAAGACGGATAACTACGGTGAGCCATCGTTTAGATCAGATGGTAAGCCAAGATTGGATTGAGTATCACATGACGTTGAGGAGTTTAACGGAGTGGTCAGGCGATATGGCGGTGATGAGGCTGTAATTAAAATGATGGAATTGCAGAACCAAGAACCTGAATTAAAGATTGATTAATTTTTACTGAATTTTACAAGGTACATATTATGAGCGACCTCACAAATGAGGCTAAAGCCTTTATTGTGCAAGGATTAGCCTCGTATATGACGCCCACAGAAGTGGTTAATGCTGTAAAAGAAGAGTTTGGTATTGAAGTATCTCGACAGACTGCATCAGCTTATGACCCAAACAAGGCTCAAGGCAAGGGACTGGCGCAAGAATGGCGAGACCTATTTGATGAGTGTCGTAAAAGATTTAATGAGAACCTATTGGATATTCCCATTGCTAATAAAGCCTATCGCTTAAATATGCTTGACCGTATGGCGCGTGATGCTGAGAAGTCAAAAAATAGACCATTAGCAGCAGCTTTGGCAGAACAGGCGGCTAAAGAAATGGGAGAGGTGTTTACCAATAAGCAGAAATTGGATCATCAGTCGAGTGACAAGAGCATGACGCCGACAATCAACAACTTCAACGGTGACGCTCAAGCAGCAAGCCAAGCCTATCAGGATATTATGGGTGGTAAATAATGCCTATCCCTTTTGCATTTGATTTTAAAAATCCTGATTACGCGCAAGTATTCGAGTGGCGCATTGAACGATTACAGCGCATTAGACAGCAGCCCGACCAAATACCAGCGCTCAAAGCGTTTTATCGTGACAATCCCGCGCAATTTATTATTGATTGGGGCGTGACTTATGACCCGCGCAACATTGAGCGCGGCTTACCATCATATATACCGTTTCTGTTGTTCCCAAAGCAAGAAGAGTGGATTCATTGGCTGATGGACGGTTGGAGGTTGCAAAAACCGTCCATTACGGAGAAGACACGCGATATGGGTATGTCATGGCTCATGATGGGCTTGTCATGCTCGCTAGGACTGCATAACAACGGCTTATCAGTCGGTGTTGGTAGCCGTAAAGAAGAATACGTTGACCTGATCGGCAGCCCAAAGGCACTGTTTGAAAAAGGCCGTATGTTTTTGAGCGGATTGCCGCCAGAGTTTCGCGGCGGCTGGGTAAGAGAAAAACACAGCCCCTTTAAGCGCATTATATTTCCCGAAACTGGCAGTGTGATTACTGGCGAGGCAGGTGATGGCATTGGTCGTGGTGATAGGGCGTCATTGTATTTTGTTGATGAGGCTGCTTTCTTAGAGCGTCCGCATTTAGTTGATGCGTCACTGTCTGCTACTACCAACAGTCGTAACGACATATCAACGCCCAACGGTATGAGTAATTCATTTGCACAGCGTAGGCATAGCGGCAAAATCCGCGTGTTTACGTTTCATTGGCGCGACGACCCACGCAAAGATGACGAATGGTACGACAAGCAGCTTGATGAGCTAGACGCGGTAACAGTCGCTCAGGAGATTGATATTGATTACGCTGCATCGGTTGAGGGAGTGTTGATACCGTCCGCATGGGTGCAGTCTGCTATCGATGCTCACAAAAAGTTAGGTATTGATGTTAGCGGTAGCAAAGCGATGGCGCTTGACGTTGCCGACGAAGGTATCGATAAAAACTCAATATCCGGACGTTATGGCGTGTTGCTCAACTACTTAGAAACGTGGAGCGGCAAGGATTCAGATATATTCGCCACGTCTAAAAAAGCGGTCGAAGCCACAGCCGATAGCCACTCAGAATACTTTTTGTATGATGCCGATGGAATGGGCGCAGGGGTTCGAGGCGATGCCAGGGTAGTTAATGAGCAGCGTAAAGGCTTAGCTGATGTAATTGCTTATCCGTTTAGAGGTTCAGCGGGTATCTATAAGCCCGAAGCCGAGGACATTTTAGGTAAAAAGAACAAAGACGCTTTTGATAACTTTAAGGCGCAAGCAGGGTGGGCATTACGCAAACGCTTTTTGCTTACTCATAGAGCGGTAGTTGATGGCATGGCGTTTGATCCAAACGATATTATCAGTATTGACAGCACGCTTGATGAGCTGTCCGCACTGACCACTGAGCTATCACAGCCAACCTATGCAAAAACAAACGCGGGTAAATTGTTAATCAATAAAAAACCAAAAGGCACGCCATCACCTAACCGATTTGATGCGGTAATGATGGTGTTCGCTGACAATATGGTTGAGAAGAAATCCAATAAACGACATAGAGCCACTGCTGGCAAACGGACGTATAGATGAATGATATAACTGAAAAGCCGCGTTACCGTGTCACGGCAGGTAGGGCGCTAAGCCAAGAACAAGCGATTGATATGCGCGGTAAGCTGTTTTATCAGCAGTTATTACGCCAAGATACTGACGAGATACTTAAGAAAGCTGGTATCAGTCGCTATGCGCTTAAGACATTACTTACTGACCCGGACATTGACCAAGCGGTCGATAGACGTACTGAGGAGCTAACAAGCTCGCTTTATACGCTCATGCCAAGTGAGGGAGCGGTTGCTGAGTTTGTTTACAGCCAGTTAGATTTGCATTTAGAAGCAATCTTGCAAGGCTCGATTGACAGCAAGTTATACGGCTATGATGTCGCTGAAATGGTTTGGGGTAAAGACGACAAGGGGCGCAACGCTGTCGCTAAGATGACAAGCAAGCCTATCGCATGGTTTGAGCCTAAAGCCAATGGCGATTTGTTATGGTTTCCGAATGACGGTAGTAACTCAGTCACCATCAGTGACCAAAAAGACTACCCGTTCCGCTACCTATTCCAGCAGCATAAGCCGACATATTTAGAGCCAAAAGGTAAGTCGCTGCTAAGCCGTGTTTACTGGCTGCACTACTTCAAAACCAATGGCTGGCGTTTTTGGTCTAAGTTCTTGGAGCGTTTCGGTTCACCCTTGCTGATTGGTAAGACTGATGCGACTAGCGATGATGACGCGCAAGAGTTTGCTGATGCACTACTCGCAGCGCACAATGCAGGTGTTGTTACAGTTGGCATTGACGAAGATGTGACGGCGGTCACAGGTGGTAGTGATGGTAAGGCGTTTGTCTCGTATAACGATGTGACCAAACAAGGTATTACAACTTACTTATTAGGTCAGACACTGACTAGCGGTACTGATAATGGCGGTACTTACGGACAAGGCAAGATACACCAAGAGCAGCAAGAGATTATCTTTAATAGTGACCGTAAACACGCGCTAAAAGCCGTGCAGCGTTTTATCAATATCATCTGTTACGCAAATGGCTATGAGCCGCCTGAGTTTAGGTGGGTGGCCAAGAAGTTTATTAATCAAGAGCAGTTAGATGCTGATAAAAAAGCTCATGAGATGGGTGTTCGTTTTACCAAGTCTTATTTTGTAGATGAGCATGGTTATAACGAGCAGCATATCTCGCACATGGATTATGGTGATGGACAAGGTGCTGTCAAGTTGCCAACGTCAGCACAAGCCAATCGCTATACGTCAATGGCTAACAAAACATGGCTGCCATTTAAAGCCGCTGATAGTGATAATGAATTTACTGACGAACAGCAAGAGCTTGAACAGGTCGCAGATGACGCGCTAAATGCGAGCGTACAGCCGTTTGACAGTAATGCGGTGCTATCGGCTATAAGTAACGCTACTGACGCTGACAGCTTACGTGAGTCGTTATTTAACCTATGCGGTGAGGGATTGGCTGATAGTGAGTTTACACAGTTGGTTAATACAGCTTTAGCGGTTGCTGATGTGCATGGGTTCGCTGATGAATCGAGTGAGGTTTGATGTGACTGACTTAACTAGGGTTACCAAAGGCGACTTATGGCGCGACGATAAAGGCGGTGTTGGCAAAGTTATTTGTAAGCTGCATAAGATAAAGATTGAGTTAGAAGATGGCGAAATACTGAAACTGAATTATCGTCAATTTAGATCGCGTTTTAAGCCTTATGTTTTGGTAACCAAGCCAATGCAAGACGAATATATAGTTATCGGCTACCACTGAGTAAATATTATGGCAACGACAACAGCAGGATTTGACGTACAGTTTATCGAAGCTATTGCTTACGCTTTAAATCGTGAGGTGGTCTTACCGGATAATTACTATAACGTAATGACACCGATACAGCGTCAGCAAGCGGTATCTATTGCAGGACTTGCACAGACTGAGCAGATTAAGCACGTCATGGGCTTGGTTAATGAGCAATTGGTCGATGGCGGTACGTTTGCAGACTTTCAAAGGGCGGTCAAAGACGGTGACATTGATGTTAATCTGCCAAGACATCGGCTAGATAATATATTTCGCACCAACATCCAAGGCGCGTATGGCCGTGGTCGTTGGTATCAGCAGCAAGAAAACAAGGCTGAGCGTCCGTATTTGATGCGTGACGGTATCAATGATATTAGACAGCGCCCAGCGCATAAAGTGCTAGATGGCGTGGTTAGACATATTGATGATCCGTTTTGGCAACAACACTATGCTCCATCGGGCTATCGCTGCCGGTGCGTTTGTCGCTCGCTTACTGAGTCTCAAGCTCAAGCAAAAGGTATTACTGATGATGGCGACCTACCCAATGTGCCAAATGATAAAGGTTGGATTGGTGGTACGCCTGCTCAGTACACGGGCAATATGAATAAGCTGGTCAATGACAAAATAGCCGAACTTGCTATTACGTACTACAAGCAGTCAGGTGCGATATTGGAAGCAAGACAACGTATTGAAGCGGCTATCACGGTGATGTTGGCACAGCCGATACCGGAGCTTGCGACATTGATTGACGAAGCTAAAGAGCTACTAGAGGAGCAAGGCGATGATGCGTAAACGCACAAAGATACTTAAAGCCGTGGTGCTAGCCGTTGAGATAGCAGTCACACTCTACACAAAGAGACGCAAACAAAAACAAGACCGCCGATAAGGGCGGTTTTTTAATGGGTGATGATTATGATTGATGAGACCGACAGGAATAGTGCTGATGATATTGAGCTAAATAGTGTTTGGCAGTTAGGTCAAAGGCTTGCGGTGGTTTCAGCGCTTATAGATGACAAGTGGATCACTATCGAGTATATCGATGGCAATAACGGAATGAAACGAACAGTTGATATTGATATACCACAATTCCTATCGTTCTATCGTTTGTTTTACAGGCCTAAGAATAAGTACTACTTATTGCAAGAGCTAATGAAAAACACACCGCCTATATCACTCGGTTAAGTAAAGGTAAGAAATATGAACTTACAAGCAAAGATTAAGCGCGATATTGACAGTCATGCGCTCATGGCTTGCCACGACTTACAAGGCGAGCTTGCGTCTATCGACTTCAAGTCTTTAGCGCGATACAGCGATGATGATAGCGAACCTGCTTACACAGTTGAGAATGGCGTAGCGACTATTGACGTGCGCGGTCTGCTAGTACCTGAAACATCTAGCGATTATCGCTCATGGGGCGTGACAGGCTACGCAAACCTAGCTGACTACATACAGCAAGCTAATGACGATTACACGGTGACAAGCATTGTCTTAGATATTGATAGTGTTGGTGGGTACGTCAAAGGCCAGCACTTGGTGGATGACGCACTGGCAGACAGCACAAAGCCAATTCAAACATTTGTCAGTGGCAACGCTTATTCAGCGGCTTATCGCATAGCAGTGCAGACGGATCGAATCACCGCATCACAGTTTGCGGGCATCGGCAGTATCGGCACACTCGTCAAGCACACAGAGCGAACGGGTTACTTAAAACAGATAGGCGTCAAGGTGACAAATATCCGTAGCGGTAAATGGAAGGCTGTGTTTGGCGATGATGAGCCGCTGAACGATGAGCAAAAGGCAGAAATACAAGCTGGCGTAGATGCTAATGCTCAAGAGTTTTTTGAGCATGTTGCTAATTATCGAGGTTTGAAAGCTGACACGATTGCAGCACTCGAAGGGCGGTGTTTTGAGGCTGCCCGTGCAAAAGAATTAGGTTTGATTGATGCGATTGCGGATAGCGTGACAGCGTCGAGCAGTACCAAACAGAGCAACACGAATCCAAAAACCGAGGGGGAATCAATGGATTTACAAGAGGCGCAAGCCAAAATCAAAGAGCTTGAGCAGTCTGAGGCGCAAGCTAAGCAAGCCGCTATTGACGCAAAGGCCGAAGCTGACGCAGCTAAGAACGAGCTACACGAAGCGCAGGCAGCCAATCGTCAAACAGCTATCGACAAACTAGCGGCTGATAATAACCGTGAGTTTACCGAAGCGCAAGTCAACGCATTTAAAGCAATGGACGAAGCCGGATTTCAAGCGGCTGCAAGTCTAGTCGCACCGCAAGCGCCTAAATTGCCGGACGGCTTGGATAAAGAGCAAGCTACAAGCGGTCGTCAAAGTGGCGAAAGTAAAATTCTAGCGGCTGTTGAAGCAGCCAAAGCACAAGGAGTTAAGTAATGGTCGCAACTACATTTACAACCCAGCATCCTTTACCAGTGGACATCAAACCAACGACCGACAGTGTTGTGCCGACAGCTGCCACCGCTTATAAAAAAGGCGATTTGCTTGTGGTCGCTGCGGATACCAATGCCGCCACACACAGCGCAAATGGCGCAGATTGGCACGTTATCTGCCTTGCTGATGTGACAGCTGAGCAAGCCACTGAAAAATTGGCGATGGGCGTAGAAATGCCTGTATATGTTGCAGGTAAATTTGATGTGTCGCAAGTCAAAATTAATGGCACAGCGCTTGATGCAACGCAAACATTAGCTGCACGAGCTTACGCTAACCGAAACACTAAAATTACGCTTAGCGTAGTCAAATAAGGAGATTTATAGATGGCAACATTTACATTTGATAATGGCGATGCGATTGATACCGCCAGTTTTGAAGAATTGGCTGCGGTCTACGACTTTAGCAATCCAGTAAGTAGCTTTTTTCGTGACCGTTACTTTCCAGACCCTATCTATCTGAATAATGAAGATAAAGTGCCCGTAGGCGATATCAAGACCTACGTTCCGCTAGCCCCTGCTGTCGTACCAACTGCACAAGGCCGCGTTATTAAAGATAAAGTACAGGCCAACGTGGATTATATCCCAGCGCCTTACTTTAAGCCCGCGATGACGGTTGAGCCACTGAGCAAGATTGATGCCAAATTGCAAAAATTGCTGCAAAGTATGCGCGTCATTGCTACTAATGCCGCAGGTGTGCCACCAACCATGCAGGACGAGTGGGAAATGGCGGCTGCTTACTCTTACTTTACTATCCGTAAGTCTTTAAATGCTCGTATCGCTTTAATGTGCCGTGATGCGTTGCTATACGGCAAGGTGGTGGTGCAAGGTGATGATAACGCGGGTGTGACTGTTGATTTTGGTCGCCATTCAGATTTGACCTATAGCCCAACAGTCGCATGGGACCAAGCTGGTGCTGATCCATATCAAGACATCAAGAATATGGTTAAAAACTTGCTTGAGCACGGTAAGCGCCGCGCCGTTGATGCTGTCATGCCAAGCCGCGTGTTCGACGCATTGAGCGACAATGAAAAGTTTAACGACAAATTCACTGCTGCTCGTGGCGATAATGCTACTCGTGTCTTTGGCGGAACGTTTGGCGGTCGTGAAGAAGCCGTGCTACAGGGCACGATTGATGGCATCAACTTCTGGACTTACGACGCTGAGTTTGAAAAAGAAGATGGTACAAGCGAAATGATGATACCAGAAGACGGTTTCTGGTTGATTGCTGAAGTCAATAACCCACTGTACTTCTGCATGATTAAACACCGCAAAAACCCTGCTAAATTGGCAATGGAGCTAATGCCGTACCATGTATTTAGCGATGATCCATCGGTCGATAAGTTTATTGCCGATTCAAGCCCATTGCCAGTGACCATCAACAAAAATGGCGCTTGCGGCGGTACTGGTTTTATCACTCTTTAATGCCAACTAACTTTAATAACCCTGTCTAATCGCAGGGTTTTTTTTGGAGCAAATTATGTCTAAGTATATTGCAAAACAATCGATAGGCCGTTTTAAAACTGGCGAAGTGGTTGAAGGTTTGACCGAGGATCGTGCCGAATTTTTATTAAGTAAAGGCGCCATCGTAGAAGCTGAAGCCGTTGAAGGCGAAGGTGTTGATACTGGCGAAGGCGGTGAAGTCGTCGAGCTAGAAAAGCTAACCAAAGCTGAACTCACGGCTTTACTCGATGAAGAAGAAATCGAGTACAACGACTCAGATACCAAAGCTGAGCTAATCGCACGCTTTCCAAAGGACTGATTATGTATGCGACTCATGACGATTTAATAAGCCGCTTTGGTGCGCTTGCTATAGCTGAGCTTGAGTCGATGCACAATGATGGCTCACTCGCGGTAAACAATGCGCTATCAGATGCCAGCGAAAAGATGAACAGTTACTTGTCGATACGCTATCAAACGCCATTGAACAAGACTGAGCATCTAAAACTAATTTGCGCTGATATTGCTCGCTATTTGCTTTATATGAACGAGCCTACCGAGGAAGTCGAGGCGCGTTATAAAGAGGCGATTAAGTGGCTGCAAGATGTTGGCGCAGGTCGTGCTAATGTGACGTTTGCTGAGCCACTGACGGCCGATGAGCAGCAAAGCACTTATGTTAGGCCTGCGGTACCAATCGGTGATAGTTACCGTGGTCAAGTCTTTGGTGATGATGTATTTGCCAAGATGCCTGGCATTAACTGAGGTAAACCATGATTGACGCAAACTTATCAGGCGGTGACGAGGTAGTCAGACGGCTAGGTGATTTGCATTTTGATAATCAAAAAATGCAGAAGTTTAGCCGTATGGCTGGTAGCGAGATGGTCTATCAGACTGAGGAGCGCTTTTACAATCAGCACGACTTAGGGCGTCAACCGTGGTTGCCATCGCAAAGGGCTATCAGAGATAACGGTAAAACGTTGCGCGATACTGGCCGACTGATGGCATCACTGACCTATGTGGCGCTACCTGATGGCGTCAAGTGGGGCACAAACGTTATCTACGCTCGCATGATGCACTACGGTGGCAAAAAGGCGCTATTCCCTCACCTGTGGGGCGATATACCCGCTAGGCCATACATGGGCATGAATGACGACGACAGAGCCAGTGTGCTTAACATCATTAATCGAATTATGGACGTGGACTTATGAGTAATTATTTTGCAGTAGGTCTTGGCCTAATCGAGCATTTAGAAGCGAAGGCTAATAAGTGGGGTGTTAAGCACGTTGGTACGGTCGCTAGTATCAACAAGATCAATAAAAACGTCACACCTGCGCTTTACGTTATTAACACAGGTAACAATCCAAACGCTAACGGCTCGATAGACAGTCGTGACGTACAGCAGTGGACGGTTGTTGTCGCTGTTAGTAATCAGGCAGCACAAGATGACGTTAAGGCGCTTATGGAGTCATCGGGCGAGCTTGTGAGCAAAGTTATCAATCATGTGCAGGGTTATCAACTTGACGACTATCACGATGCACTAGAGCGCACCACTACAAGCGGACGGCCTGATTACTTTAGTACGTTTGCACTATATCCACTCACCTTTCAAACCACTATTACGCCATAGGAGACCTTAATCATGGCAGATAAACAACAATCACACGCTTTTGTTGGCAACGGCAAAGTGTATTTTACGCCAGTCAAAGGCGGCGTAGAGGGTAAGCCCTTTTGGGTCGGTGTCGCTAATGCTGCATCATTCTCGCACTCAGTCGAAAACGAGAGCGAGCTAAAAGAGTACCACTCAGGCAAAAATCAAACATGGGATAAACTTGACGGCGATAAAGCTACCACGTTTAGCATTACGCTAAATGAGCGCCGTCAAGCAGCCATGCAAGCAGCACTGCAAGCGACCGTTACCGAAGTCGCTACTGGCACGGTAACAGCAGAAGAGCATACCGTCGATGAGGTCGGTGATATTGTTTTCTTAAAACATAAAAATGTCAGCGATGTAGTGATTACCGATAGTACAGACACGCCGCTTAGTTTAATTGAGGGCACAGACTATACAGTTGATGAGCAGTACGGCACCATCGAAATGACGCACGTACAGACCATCACATCGCCGATCAAAGTCGCTTACAGCTACGGCACTGCTACAGTCATGAAGCCAATGACTGACGATGTTGATTATTACCGCATCCGTATCGACGGCCTAAACAAGGTTGGTCAAAAAGATAAACAAGTCGTTACAGCATACCGTGCCAAGTTGTCACCTGCTGATACACTCGATTTAATCAATGACGACTTTAGCGAAATGACGCTTGAAGCTGATTTGCTGTACGACGAAGCCGAAGAAGCGACGTATGAAATTGTGAAGCTATAGTTTATGGGTCGGTTGGAAATGCAGCCGACCTATTTTTATTTAATTAAGCGACTGCTAGGCGGTTGCTTACTCAAATAAAAAGGGTTGATTATGCGTACTAATACACAAACCAAGCTGACAAATACAGCGACCAATGAGGTTATCGTCTTATCAGACAGTCTTTATCCGGAGGGTGAGCACGATTGGTCGGCTATCGTATCAAATACTAAGTACGCGCTCGATGGCACAATGATAGTCGAGCAATCAGAGCGTAAAGCTGGCAGACCATACGTGATGCAAGCACCTGCCGGTCATGGCGTACTATCACGAGCTACAGTTAATGCGCTCAAATCTGAGCGTGACAAGCTGGGCGCTACATTTTGGCTGGATTATCTAGCAGATGGGGCAGTTAAGCGCGTCAAGGTCATGTTTGACACGACAGCGGAGGCGATTGAGGCCAAACCGATCAAAGGCAGCACAAGCCCAGAGCTGACCGACTACTATAACGTAACGCTTAGATTTTTAGAGATACCGAGCGTGTAAATCTGATATTTATTTAGCCCTATATTCAGGGCTTTTTTAATGCCTAAAATTTGACGGATGACGACATGGCAATTACTCAAAACGATTTAGAAATCCTCAAATCTGAGGTAATGAATGACACAGACGAGGGCGGCGGTCTGCCAACAGCCGAAGCGGTAGTCGATGGCGTGTCGAATAACCTATTCCCCGATGTGTCAGATATTGACCGCTTACTTGGCCGTGTGCGCCTGCGTAAAGTATCGCTCGCAGTTAAGACGGCCAATGCTGAGCTAT